ATGGTATGTACCCTCGTTAACAGTATCGAAGGAGGGAGCTCCTGAAGATGTTAAAAGTTTTGTAACCCGTATCACAAGCTAAATGTCTGACGATTCTAAAATAGAACGAGTGGTGGAAGAGGAAGCTCAAGTCATCTACGGTGAACTACTACAACTGCAATCCATACTAGATGAGGTAGATCGCAAAATTGAGGAGTTAAAAGCCACAAAGAGAAAGATGCAGACTCTAAAAGGCGTGTTCGAAGAGGTTTCAGAAAGCCGTGAACTAGACTTAAAACAAATAGAGATCCCTCTCGAGTACAGTCCAAGGGAAGTAGTACCTCCCGTGGAGGAATCTAACTAATTTATATAGCCGCTTCTGATCGGTTATATATTACACAGGGTATTTTAATACCCTTCATAGAGGGACTGCCTGCTCCTGTTCGTGGGGAACAGGAGTAGGCAACTCTCTGCAACCTCCGCCTTTATGAAAACATTTGCATTAGACTACGAAACCTACTACGACAAGGACTGTAGTATTCGGAAATTAGGTTTTAACTGTTATTTTTCCCACCCAGATTTTGACGCATATAAACTGAGTGTTGTGGGAGATGAGGGAACTTCCTTTGTGGGATGCCCTAAAAAAGAATTTGATTGGAGTTTATTGGAGGGGCAAAGGGTTCTTTCACACAACGCCTCATTCGACGAATCCCTTTATTTATTTGGAGCAAGGGAGGGTTGGTGGCCCTTAGTGGATTACGCGGAGTGGCACTGTACAGCGGATCTTGCCGCTTATTGCGGTTTACCTAGATCCTTAAAGGGGGCTACTTCCGCACTATATGATTTAGAAATGGATAAAAGTACCCGCGATAATATGGCAGGTAAGCGTTGGGAAGATATGGACGAGGATTTTAAAAAGGAAGTAGATGAGTATGCGCTTAAGGACTCAGAATACTGCCTAGATTTATGGCAAGATTTACAGGATAGGTGGCCTGAATCTGAAAGAGAGATCAGCAGGATAAATAGATTATGTATGCAAAGAGGGGTCCCAATTGACGGGGGTGCTCTGAAGACACAAAAAGAAAAGATTAATGAGAAATTGTTTGAGGCAGAGAATTCTATTCCTTGGATAGATGACGCTACTCCCTTATCTAGAAAAGCATTTAACGAAGAATGTAGGAAGATGGGGCTAGAGCCGCCTGTTAGTTTGTCTATGACTGATAATGATGCTAACACATGGATAAAGAAGCACGGACAAAAATACAAATGGATACACGCAGTTAGAGATTTCAGGAGAATAAACTCTCTAAAGAAAAAGCTAGAATCTTTTGATAACGCTACCATGTCAGATGGGAGATATTACGGGGGACTTATGTATTTCGGAGCACACACGGGGAGGTTCAGTGGGTCGGGAGGTAATTTAAACTTACAAAATCTACCTAGAGGAGAACTGTTAGGGACTAACTTAAGGAAACTAATCTCCGCTAAAAAAGGAAACTCGCTGGTTATAGCAGACCTATCTCAAATTGAGGTTAGGACATTATGCTGGCTGGCTGATGACAGTAAAGCGTTAGAAGTAATAAAACACTCCGCAGACATATACGAAGGTTTTGCGTGTTTGTTCGGGCTTTGGGAGGAAGAGAAAGGATCTTTAAAAGAGGAGGACTCTAAGCTAAGGCACAAGGTAAAGACAATGGTTCTTGGATGTGGGTACGGTGTAAGTGCTAACAAGTTCTCTATGATATCGGGGATGCCTATAGAAGAAGCTGTAATATCAGTGAGGCTGTATAGGAGTTATATGAAGAAGGTGGTGCGCTACTGGAACCACCTGCAAAGGCAGATGCACATCGCATACTCTAAGAAAGAAGATTTTACTTTAGGCTTACCTTCAGGGAGGGAGCTGAACTACGGTAAAATAAAAACAAGCATTCAGAATAACAGGAGGAGCTACACCGCAATGCTGACTAAGGGGTCTAAGAAGGTACCTGTTAGATTATGGGGAGGGCTTTTAGCAGAAAATCTATCACAAGCACTAGCGAGGGACGTATTCGCGGACATGCTGGTGAGGTTGGAAAAAGAAGGGCTATCTACAATATTCCATGTTCATGACGAATTTGTAATTGAGATTGAAGAGGGGGGAGGCCAGAAATCATTAGACAAAGTACTCAACATAATGAAAACTCCTCCGCCTTGGATTCCTAACATCCCTCTTGATGCGGAAGGTAAAATAGTAAACGAGTACGAAAAATAAGATGGAGTATAGATATATAAAAAACCTGCGTGACAATAAAGCAGTTAAGAAAAATGACTTATCTGGATTAACGAAAAAGAAACCCCAGTTCACAGATAAAGCCAAATACAGAGCATGGTGTGCGGATAAAAATACAGATCATTGCTTCTATAGCACCGTAATAGGGGACACTCCTTCTTTACGAATTACAAAAAACAACCCTCCACATATGATATGGGGGGTAGTTGCGGACTATGATGCTCCTGTTGACTTCACTATAATAGATAAAGTCTTAGCCACCCAATGCAAATCAGCTATGCCTACTTGGAGATCAGAAACTCAATCAGGTTATCTAAGGTTAGTTTGGGAGTTCAAAACAGGTCTTCCTATATCCCCTGAACTATTCCCCGCATTCATGAAAAGGATATCTACTTACTTAGGGTTAGAAAGAATTTGCGCGGGGTTCGATAAGTCTTCCTTAAAGTCCAACCAATACTTCGAGTTAGGGATTAACTGGACAAAGACGGGGGACCCTTTGGATGAAGATATATACCAAGCGTGTTTTTGTAAAGCCGCTATGGATAAGCCCCCACAAGTTTCGGATATCTCAATCCCTATAGATGTAGTGGCTGAGGAGGTAGCGAAACAATTTCCTAACCGATGGGAGGGGGATTTTAATATTGGGTCAAGGGGGCCTTTGTTTTGGATAGATGATGGGATTGAACGTGAAGGGTGCCAAGTATCTGAGAATGGTATGGTTTGCTACAGCGATAGAGGGGGTGATGATTTTATTAGCTGGGGGAAAATTCTAGGTAAAAAATTTGTTGCTGCTTTTGAAGATAAAAAGAATTCAGGTATTCTTGATCAGTACTGGTTTAACGGTAAAAACTTTTTTAAACTAATATATAACACGGCTCAACAGATCCCAGAGAAACAGCTTATTATTGAGTTAAAGCAAGTAGGGTTTTCTCCTAAGCTTCGAGCAGGTAAACTTACATCAGAAGTTGAGAACGCTCTCGCTACTATTTGTAACCACAACAGGATTGATGAGATAGCCCCCGTTATATTCTCAAAAGAAAGAATTGTTACTTATAACAGTAGGCGCATTCTAAATAGCGCTAACATTAGTCCTGTGATACCTGCTGATTCAGGGGGTCCAAAGGAATGGCCCTTCATTCATAAGTGGTTAAAAGATTTATTTGTAAATAATTCTAAGGTAGATACTATAGAGTACTTTTACGCATGGCTTAAAAGATTCTACATGTCCGTTATAGACACAAAGGCGGCTCAAGGGCAGGCTCTTTTACTAGTGGGACCTACTAATAAAGGAAAATCTCTTTTAAGTAACCGCGTTATATCTGCGCTTGTGGGGGGATTCGCGGATGCTTCGGAATACATATCGGGAGGGACTAGCTTTAATAAAGAGTTAGGAGGGAAAGCGGCGTGGGTCATTGATGATACAGTTAGTGCGGCTTCGTTCCAAGACCAACGGAAAGCTACAGAGCTAATTAAGAAAGGGGTTGCTAACCCAAGAATGGAGTATCATGCGAAACACGTTGATGCTATAAATATCCCGTGGACGGGGAGAATTATAATGTCATTAAACATGGACCCGAATAGTTTAAGTGTTATCCCTGCGTTAGACTCTAGTAACCGAGATAAAATAATGGCACTACTTATTAGTGAATCTTCGAGAAGTAAGTTCCCTGCTAATCATATACTAGAACAAACAATAGCTGATGAGCTACCTTACTTCGCAAAGTTTTTGATAGATTATGTGCCACCTAAAACTGTAGTGGGTTCGCCAAGGTTTGGCGTGAAGTCTTTCATAGATCCCCTCATAGCTAGCGCGGCTTATGATAATTCTAGCCGTTCAAGTATAGCGGAGCTAGTGGAATTTTTCGTTAAAAGGGCTAGAGAGTTTGGCTACAGCGATGTTTGGAGGGGGACGTTAACCGAGTTTCAAGCAAAGATACAAGAATGGAATGGAGGTAGGAATGTAGGATCGTCGGGGTCCTTAGAGTTTGTTCGGAGAGGGGTATCTATTATGGAAGACTCTTCTAAAAATAATAAGCACGTAAGACCTGTTTCTTCGTTGGGACGCGGGGGAGGTAAGATATGGACCTTTGACTTAGACGAAAAATACGATATAGACAACGTACAAAACCAACCTAAAATTGTAACAATAATATGACTAGAAAAGAAATTAAAGTCTTTATAGAAAGCCAAGACTTAGAATCTCCAATTGTATTGGCCGACGGGTTAGACAGTGGTTTTATAGGGATTAGTACGGAAGAGGACACCCCCCGTGCAGTGTACTCGGTAGATAAGTGTATCAATGAATTAGCCGAACAAATGAGTAAGGAGGAAGCGTCAGAATATTTCTGGTTCAACGTAGCTGGAGCTGGAGGCAAAGGGTTCCCTATTTACATATTTACTCCTGACGACGGGAAAAGCCCTTACGACTAAATCATTTATAACTAAAGGGATTATTAAGGTTGCTCATTTCAGTATGGAACCCAGCGGCTTTATATATAAATCCGTGCTCATCTTGATCTCCTTTCTCCCTGTACTTAGCTAGTTTAAAAAACTTAGTGGTGGGTAGCCATCCTACGATCCAAACAAACATTAGGTCTTTCCTAACACGGGTAAAAAAGTAAACGTCGTTGTCAGGG